CTTACTTCTGCCGTGTTGGCATATTGCAGGTATAGGCGTTGCACAAAACGGGCAAAATCTAACCCCGCTCATTACGCCGAACCGCCGCGAAGCGTTAGAAAAAGCATGGGGGGTTTGGAAGCGGCTCGGTCCGCCTTTAAATTTTTTGCGGCTTATGAAAGCGGCTTTCACCTTCTCAGGTGGAGCACGCTATGCGGCATGGAAAATTGAACGGCATAGCGGTATTAAGGTGCCCTTAACAGCCTTTGCAGAAAAACACCCCCTTATTGCCGGGCCTCCTTTATTATGGAAGCTGTGGCGCAAGGGGGCGTTTCAAAAAAGCAGTTAAGCGGTTGCTGCGCTTAACACACCCGCATCAAGACCGGCCTGACGGAAAATCTCAATAGCTTGGTCAATTTGTGCGGGTGTGTGTGTGGCCATAACAGAGCAACGGAGCAATGGGCGGTGGTCTGGCGTTGCTGGGGGTACGCTCAGGTTTACATAAACCCCAAGCTCCAGCAGGCGGTTCCACATGGACTTGAAAGAGTCGCCGACGTAGTCCGCCGCGGTCTCCAGCGCGCCCATGTTCTCTTTAATGTTCCCGGCCATGTCCTTGAAGCCGGCGGCGGCGGCGGTGTTCGCGTAGTTAAGCGCCTCCGTATATTTGCCTGAGTCCTGCAGGCTTTTCACGTAGTCCAGCTGCTGGGCGGTAACGTGCCCATATTGCTCGGCCATCGCCCGCAGCCCGCTTTGCGGATCTGAGGTAATGCGGCCAAACGCCGCCGCCAAATCTTCTACTTTGGTGCCGGTGGCGTCGGACAGGGTAGAAATGGAGGTGGCCACGCCCAGGAAGTTTTCCCCGAGATTGGCCCCCGCTTTGACTAACGCATTGAGCGCCGCGGTACCGGCGGTAAAGGAGTCACCGCCCTGCGCAATCGCCTCGGCCATAACCAGCAGGTTGTTGGCAGTCTGCCCTGAGCGGTCACCGGTCATCACCAGCGATTTGTTAAATTCGCTGAGCACCCCCTGACCCTTTACAAACGAATAGGCCACGGCCACCACGGCAACGGCCAGCGCCACAAAGCCCAGGGTAGCCGGCGTGAGCAGGCCACGCACCTTCCCCAGATTTTCTGCGTTCTCCGCCAGCGCATTGGCATTCTCAGATAACGAATCTTCAGACTTTTCAGCCGAATCACTGACGCCAAAGAGCGCGGCCTGAATCGCCCGGAAGAGGTTCGATACGCCGCCGAAGGAGTCTTTAACCTGTCCGCCCTGCTGGAGCATGATAAGGAAGGGGCTTTGCCCACCGGCGAGCTGGGTCGCGATATCGGTAAACTGTGCGGGGAGGTTGCGCAGGGCGTTGTTGTACTGCCCCACGGATATCCCCACCCGTTTTGCCACCAGCTCCTGACGGGAGAAGGACTGCTGAACCTGTGCGGACGTCTCAACGGCGGCGGCGCTCAGCCCGGTAAACTGCTTACGCACGTAGCCGAGCTGTTCATTGAATTTCGCGGCGTCAACGTCAAGATTAACGACCAGATCACCCACTGGCTGGGCCATAGCGCACTCCTCCTGGCAGGCTTTCTGCGATCGCCATTAGTTGTTCATCATCAGGTTCGTGATTTTCTTCCACGACCTTGGGTTTAAGCAGGCTAAAATGGCCCGCGGTCAGTTCTGTTTCCCCGCACACCAGCGATAAAATATGGAGGCTAAGCGAGGCAAAGTGGGCATCAAGTAACGCCTCTTCGAAGTAATGGGTCTGATAGAACTGATGCCACTCCTCGAGCTCGCTGGAGGACATGTTTGAAAGCATGGTGCGCCAGTTGGGTCGTCTCAACTCGCGCGCCAGCTGCATAACAAAGCCCTTTTCACGGGTTAGCGCTTTTCCGCCGTCTCCTCTTCAGCGACAGACTCTGAGGGCGCAGCTTCCGTGGTGACCTCGCCCTGCTCCGGGTTCAGCATGCCGGACAGGATTTTGACCTGCGTATCCGCTTTGCCGATGGCCTCGACCGGCCAGGTGCTCATGACCTGCTGCTGCAGATCGTGAATATCCGGCTTTGGTGACTCACTGTGCCAGAGCGACATGGCAATGATCATCGCGCCGGCGCGGATATTGAGCTCGACCAGCGCGGACGTCAGAGTCTGATCATCAGGCTCATCTTTCGGCAGGGCCTTTTCCTGCGCCGCCAGATAATGCAGCAACTCAACGCGCTGCAGCGCCGAGAGCTCATAGAGCGTGGTTTTCGCCCCGTTAAACTCAAACAGTTCAGACTTTAAAAACATGCTCGCTCCGTTAGGCCGCCGTGACGGTCAGGTTACAGATGGCCACTTTCTGACCCTCATTGGTCATGATGATGATTTGCGCCGTGCCCGCTTTGACGCCTTTGGCCGTCACGTTTTTGCCGGAGACGGTGATGGTGGCAACGGAAGGGTCAGATGACGCCGCGCTGAAAGAACCGTTGGTCGCGCCGTCAGGCAACACCGTGACGCCGATGACGCTGTTCTGCCCGACCACGACGCTCGCGGCGGACGGGGTGACGGTGACGCCCGAGACCGGTACCGCGGCGGCCTGATTGCTCTCCGCCAGCGCCGGCTTGCCGGTGTTGGTGATTTTCACCGTGCGGGTGATCACCTCTTTTACCGGTACCGCTTTGCCCAGGCTGCTGATCCAGCCCCGGAAAACGTCCACGGCGGTGTTGGGGTAACGGATTTTGTACCCGCGCACCGCGCCGTCGTAGAACCAGTTAACCAGATCCTGCTGGCCGCTTTCGCCCGGCTTCCAGGCCAGCGTAAAGGAGGTGTCACCCGACGATTTAGCCCCCTGCGCGGTGCCGTTCCAGTCGGCGTCGGCGTCATCGAGATAGGTGTCATCGTAGGATTCCGCCGTCATTTCACCCGGCGTCAGCTCCTTGATTTTCGCCAGCCGCGTCCAGTCCTGATCCGATAACGGATTGGCATAGGGATCGCCGCTGCCGGTGTAAATCCAAAGCGTGGTGCCCGCGCCTTTGGTCGGTTCGAGTTGTGTGGTCATAGATTCCTCACATTAAGTAAGTCAGGGTGTAACGCAGGTCAGCAGAGCCCCACGTCGACATTTCATCATCGCGCTGGTAGTCGTAGCCCTCCGGCGTGATGTTTTCGATAAGTTCTGAAAGTGCCGGGATGTCGCCTACCACCGGATAAATATGCTGTTCCATCCACCGGTCGAGCTCGGTGTCGGGGCTCACCGCCTTGAGAAAAACCTCGACGTGAAGCGTTGCCCGCCATTCGTCTTCATCGAGGGTTTCCCCGGTAGGTTCAGCGCCCGAAAGATAGACGGCGACGGCGGGCAGGTCTTCGGCGGTCAAAAAGCTCGGGCGACCGTCATACCAGGTCACGGAGGGGGCGGTCACCGAAAGCTTGAGTGCGTCCAGCACGGCGTTGCGGATTTTCGGGTGCTTTATCATCGTTTAACGATCAGCCTCAGTTGATTTTTCAGGGCCGCCGCCATCTCTTTGGGCATATCGCTTTGCATCAGGCGGTTTGTTTCCACCGTATAGGCGTTGGTCAGCGGCGTCGTCAGGGGGATTTTCACCACGTCAATCGGGTACCGGCTTTTCCCCGAGCGCTGGAGAACGTGCCAGCGTCCGTTGGCAAGCTGCTGAATAAAGGCGTCGCGGAACGTGAAGCGCCCGATTTTCAGCACGCTGCCCTGCCCGCGCACGTTGCCCTTACGACGCGAGATACGCATTTGCGCGGCCCCGAGCTTGATGGCGGGCAGGTTGCCCCGGTTGATTTTTAACGTGGCGACAGGCCGGTTCATCGTGGCCTTTTTCAGCTTTGCGCGCTGCATGACCAGCTTTCTCGGCACCTTCGTTTCCTTCGATACCGACGAACTGCTCCGGCTGATCGCCCGCCCCGCCACCCGGTTCACGGCCTGCGCCGAGGCGCGGGGAACGGCGGTCTTACTGATGTTGTTCAGATTACTGATCGCCTGTTCAAGCCCTTTGATGGTCATGTGCTCCCCCTTTATTCCAGCCAGATTTGCGGCTTTCCGTTAAACACCTGATGGCGGGTGACGATGTAACTTTCGCCCTGATACATCACCTGATCGTTACGGTGAGGCCGGTAAGCGGCAGAAAAAATCACCACGGACAGGCCGTCACCGCTGACCGGCCCCATTTCGGGCAAAAAGTGGCTTTCAACGCCGGTAAGCACGGCGCCGTTAATCACCACGTCTCGCCCAAAGCGCGCGACGGTGGTGGCATCCATCCGCGCCGCCAGCGCATCGAACGGGTTAGGCATTGATTTTGACTTCAACGACGGTCGAACCTGCACCGGCCTGTTCCCACGCGATCCCCGCCGCCACGGCATCCGCCGCCGCCAGCTGGATTTCACCGTCCGCGATATACACTTTTGTCCCCGCCGGAATGGCGTCGGCGGAGACTTTCGGCAGCAGGAATACCCCTTCCGCCATGCCCGTACCGGTTTCATTCGGGGCAATATCCACCAGTGAGACAACGAGCAGGGAACCCAGCACCACGGGGGCGCCGCTCTCAATCACCGCCTGACCGGTATTGGTAATGGAAATGGTCTGCCCTTCCTGCACAAAATTCTTAGCCATAACAAAGCTCCATACGCCCCGCGAAGGGGCGAATTTTAGGTATAAAAAAAGCCCTGACGGGCGTGAAGGTAACGCGGGGGAATGTTACTGGCCGCTGGACTTGACCAGGCCGCGGTAATCCAGCGGCGCCACGCCGGCGTCGATGCGCACTTTCGTCGCGATGCCGTCGGTGTTGAAGCCTTCCTGCTGGTCGATGTACGGCAGCTCGACCCCGTTCAGGTAAGCCACCTCGATGGTGTCCATGCCCTGCGCCGCCGCCAGATACCAGGCTTTCGCGCTGTTATCATCGAGGCGTGGCTCACCGATAACCGTCGCAAAGTTCTGGATCGGGTTGATGATGCCGGCGTTTACATCAGCCCCTTTCCCGCTGGCTGATTTGATCGTCTGGTTGGCGACCGTCTCAAGCGAGGTCGGCACCAGCAGGAAGGCCGGGCGAATGTTCAGTGTGCGCCCGGTGGTCGGCTCTTTCTGTACGCGCATCAGCTGGCGGCCGGCGTCCAGATTGGTCACGTCAATGGCGCCGGAGGCCAGGTTTTTATGATCGCTGCTGAACAACGCCTTACCGTCAGACAATTTAGGGTTGCCGGTAAGCACCGCATACACCAGATCGCCGATCGTGGCCTTCGCCGCGCGCCCCATCTTCATCGGCACGTCGGTCAGCTGGTTCAGATCGTCGTTGATGATGGCCTGACGGGTAATGGAGAAGATTTCACCGTAGGTGGCCAGCGCAATGGTTTCGCTATTATCTGCGGTGGTCACGTATTTGTACTCCGCCCCTTCGCGCACCTTACGCAAAGACGGGAAGCCGCCCATGCCGACGCGGTGCGCCGTTTTAAAGTCGGAGAGCTGCCCTTTCTTCGTCCAGGCTTCGAAGGTCTCTTCCGACTCTTCCCAGCCCTGCAGCAGGGACTTATTCGCCACGTCCAGCAGGATATTGCCGAAGTCGGAGGTGCTGTGGGTCAGGGAAAGGCCGACCATCTGCATCGGGTTGAACGCCCCCACGCTGACGCCGCGTTCGGTCAGCGACATGCGCGCATATTCGCGCAGCGTCATGCCGTTGTAGACGTTGTCGTTTTGGCGGTCTTCATAGCCCGCGCGCGCCATCAGCGCCTGACGAATGCCGTCGCCGGTAAAGTTACCGTTCCCTGCGTAAATGTGCGCATTGCCGCCGTTTTTATTCGACGGACTGGCGTCTTTGCCCAGCATGACCAGCAGTTGGTCCTTGGCCTGCTCGACCGTGCAGTCGATGTCTTCGATGCACGTCGCCTGCAATTCCTGATGGCGGCCGCCGAACATGGCAAACAGGTCCTTAATGCCGTTGATACGTTGCTGCTCTGGTGCTGCCTGCGGGGTAACTGAACCCTGAGGGCCGGTGATCATGTTTTTCAGTGCGTTTGGCATAGCGTCGAATTCCTCGATACGTTTTGAATTAATGCGGGCCATCGCCTGCACCGCGGTAGAGATCTGGTCGGCAAAACCGTGCTCAAGGCATTCCTGAGC